TTAGTTATTTCACCTACCCTTATTTAATCAATTCACTAACGGAACCGAGGAAAGTGCCGTTCCATTTTGATTTCTTTATTGTTACTTCCTGAGACCCGCCAAGGTCTGAGGACTTCTTAATTGCAGTTTCTGATTCGACTGCGTCTACTCTCTTCTCAACACCTTCAATGGTGTTCTTAATTGCATTTACTGCATCCGAGAGAGCTGTGTGCTTTTCTGCTAATTCTGAAATTCTAGCATCTACGCCCTTGCTGAAAGTTTCAACTGTTTCTTTAATAGCTGAGACCTGAGCGGCGTTTGCCTCAGAGGCTTTTTCCAAAGTCTCCGAGAAGAACCCTTTAAGGTCGCCTAGCATCTTTGCAAAATCAGGTTCACTAACTTCAGCTTCTGATACGTCTGCTGCTTTTTCCAGAACTTCGGCAGAAGTGTCTTGTTCTGTAGTATTCTCTACCTCTTCAGACTTGTTCAAGTCAGCTTCAGGAGCTTGCGCTACTGGTGCTTGCTGTACTGGTGCAGCAGGAACTTGAGAATCCTTTGACGGCTCTCCTGGTCTTGGCGCTGTACCTAACTTTTCTACAGTCTCTTCGGTAGTTGTTGTGGTATCTACGTTATTTTCCACTTCATTACCTCCTTCTGCGTTTGCCTGTTTTGCAACTGTTTGTGTATCAGGCAACGTTTTCAATCTTGATTTGTATGAATCAAGAATTTTATCTATTTCTTTTGACTTGTTAGCGTCATTAGATTCCACCCAACCAATAAGTTCTGTTTTCTTACCAGTAACTGGTGAAATATACTCAGACTCTGTTGACATAAATACAGAATCGCTTTCTGCACAATAAAAAATGTTCTCCATTTTTACATCTGCAACTATGCCCTTGAAAACCATTTGACCATTGACTTTTTCAATAGACAATATGTTGCAAAGTTCATTTGCTGGAGAATCAACTATTGATAATTCAACAAGTGAGTAATCTTTAATAAAACGGACACTTTGTCCTGTAGACTTATTTACTTCTGTATCTGAGTCTATAATTTTTCCGCCAATTGAAAAACCTTGTAGTGTTCCATCAAGAACTTTTTCCCAAGTATCTTGTGCGCCTTTAGAAATATATGCATCAACATATACTCCGTTATAAAATTCCTTTGCTTTTGGATCATAGTATGTTTCTGGTCTAAAAGATACAACTTTGCCTACCGCCGTTGGCTGATGCATTTCTCTTAGATTTCCACGGAAGCTTTCGAACGCCTTCATGCTTGCTTCCTGCGTAACCACATCGCCAGTCTGATCTAGGTTGTCTAATGTTGCAAAACCTGAGACTGTTCTTTTTTCTCTGTTGACCTTCGTGAACGGAACTGATAAATTAATAACATTTCCGTTAGAAGACCAATGGGATTTTTCAATGGTCATATGTGTATATTATAGGCTTTTATATATCTAAAGGCAAATAACTAGTTGAGTAGGACTACTCGACTTGTCTGCCGTCGCCCTTTGCATTTCTACCTTCCCCTGAATTATCTGGGGAATTTGCCTCACGCTCTTGATCCCTGGTTCTGCTATTCATAGCTTCAGCTTTAATTTCAGCGGCCCTAGCAGCTAAATCTACTACCTCGTCTCCGCCTTCTCTTGGGACCATACCCTTTCTAATTCTAATTTCATTAGGGGTAATTACTTGTAATCTTAAATATCTTTCATCAATCTTGGACTGAGTATCTTCATCAGTCAAACTTAATTCATTAAATTTAAGAACTAAAGCGTCAGTCATTTCTTGAATAATTTTATTTAATTTCTTTTCAAGAATATCCTGTGCTGGACGGCATACCTGTTCTTTAAATGTCTTATCAGCATCTCTAGCATTTGCCAAAGATATTCCAGTGGCCGTTCCAACCTTATTAATTGGAACTCTGTGTGCCATCAATATTTCATCTCTATTTGCTTGACGATAAACATTAAATGAAGACTCTTGTGCGCCCGCCTCAATTGGCTCCATCTTAAATTCTGTTTTAGAATCTGGAGAATCTGGTGGCAATGGAATATATAGGGATCTGTGGTTTTTGCCACGAAGCCCAACTTGGAAAAATTCTAATAGCTTACGCTCAGACTCAGGGGATAATTTTGCTCCCTTAACAGTAATAATATAACGGGGCACTGCCTTATTTTCAAAATAATCTAAGTTATATTTACCAGCAAACTCATTTCCCGCCATAGCATTTTGTGCTGCAATAATATCTGGAATTCCATAATAGTTATTCTTAGGTGTATATTTTTTCAAATGAATAATCTCATTAGGACGATCTGTTGCGCCTGCAACTGGATTAGGGGTTTCGGTGTCTCCAAAATTACGGAAGAATACAGCCTTGCCGTATAACAATTGCACAAAACCGTCTCTAAGGCGCCTTACACGCATTGTCTTTGCAGGTATGTGTCCGATGTACCCTATCTTGCCAGAAGTCGTTCTACCGACCTCTAGATAGCCATTACCAGTGGCTTCTACGTCAGTGTAGAACTTAATAAGTGTTTCTTTAAATGTTTCCTCTTCATTGCAATCTTCTAGCCACTCATGTAAATCTTGTTTAATTCTATTTAATTTTCTGCGGGCTCTTTCTAGCTGCCTTTCATCATCAATGCCATCTAACGTATCTGTAGTTTTTCTAGATTCAATAAAATCAAATCCAAGGCCTACAATATTAGAAACCTTAGCATTAATTGCTGCGTAATTATATGGAGAAATTTCATATATTGTGGATAGATAATCTAAATTATATTCAGGCATTACAAGATCAAATAGGGCATATCCGCTAACTGCCTGCTGAGTTAATAATTGCTGGGTTCCAGTTCCTTCAGTTCCAACAAATTTCTTTTGTATATCTCTGCTTGCTTTTCTTCTTAATGCTGGACTAAGTCCAGATAATTTTAAAAGTTCTTCGCCTTCTAAGGAAAATGGATCGTCATTTTTTTGAGTTATACTAGAATTAAATCTAACCCAATCTGCGGCATTTGATATTTCTATATCGTTTGACGATGTGTCTTCTTCGTACTCAATCATTTTGACCCTTCTTTAATTTAGCCATTTCATCTTTGTGAACACCTATATCTAATGGATCTGGTGTAAGTCCCCATCTTAATCTTTGTTTTTGATATTCAAATTCTTCATCATCAATCTGTCTGCTTCCTTCAAGGAACTTAGGATTACCTTCAGTAATTCCGTATCCTCTTACTGCCTTAGCCAACAAATTGATTCTGTCTCTGTTATCTTTCATTGACGCTATTGAAAGATAATTTCCTTCGTCATCGCCTATCCACCTGCCATCTGGCATTTCCCAGACGTACACGCCTAGTCTGGTTTCGTTCTCTTTAATCCTGGTGTTAGTCTTTTTAATTTCCATAGGTAATTATTTTACCACTTTCATTGCCTCAAGTCCAGCTTTTTGTCAATCAAAATGACAAAATTATGCGTTATCTAAAACCACCCAGTCAAAATCATAGGCCTTGGGGCTCATATCTGTCAGGGTAAATGCAGAATCATCTATCACAACAACCTCATCGCCTATATAAAAATTATAGTTTGTTAAATGATTAATATTAGGGTCTTCATAAATCGCTATAATGTTATATAAATTATTTGGCAATGACCCTGACCTTACATTATTATCTGATTTTGTATTAAACCAAATTTGTCCAGTTATGGCTGAAGGTGTTTTTATCATTACATAATTTGGCTCACCTATATTAATATATTGTGAAATATTTGTAGCTGATGATATGTCTTGTCCATTTATATAAAGTCCAGATATATTAGATTTGGATATTGCTCCTCCTGCCGCCCACGATAAACTATATTCCTGGCCAGAAGTTTTGTTGTAAAACAGGTATCCAGAAGATAATGAATTTGGGACAACAAACATTTCTACCGAACGAATACTATCTACTGTATCTAAATAAAATCCAGATCCAAGTGATCTTATTCCGTTGTCATAGTTTCTCGATATAATCTGATACTCTCTATTTGAAAAATCTACGTCCCAATTTGATCCAGATGAGGGCTCAGATACCGAAATAAAAGATCTTCCGTTATGCGAAAACAATTTTTTATTTTCATACAGATACACACCCATATAATATATTTCTGGGACATGGGTATTTATATCATCAGTTTCAAAAACAACTTTAAAGTAAATAAGTTTTTCGTTTAAAAATGTTTCACCTAACTCTATTCCTGGAATTACTGATCCGTTAGTACACTCTTGCCAAACTGTATTTTCATCATCATAATCTAAAGATGAGTATATTGAAATTCCTTCTGTACCAAACCATTCTATCTTTGAAGACACATAGTTTTTGTATCCGACTGGGAATATAGAAGATAAAAAGTAAGTGCCAGAATCTCCCTTTAAATATAAACTATTTGTTTCTCTTCTAAATCCAATATTGTCATTTTCATAAAGAGTAAATGGTTTATCTGCTGGCCATGAAAATTGATCTGGAGGCTCTTGGTGCTGCAATGTAGATTTAAACAATTGACCAAAATTACTTTTAACTATTTGAACACTTGTATTTGTTGGAATGTGCTGATAGTGAGATTTTATTTTATTGATATTTAATGCATATCTATATATTGCTGGCGCATCTATTAAAAAATATTCTGAAGAATTTGATGGACCACTTTCTATAACAAGGGATTCATTTGTAAAAGTTATCTGCCCTATATATTTACTAGCAACTAATTCTGAATCGATATATAATTTAATAGAATCTAATTCGTATACTGCAACAACATGGAATGCTTTATCTCTATATGGAACACCATAGTCTAATCTTTCATTTTCTAATTTGAATACAATGTTTCCTTTTTCCCAATATATACCCACCCCATCTTGATCTGCAAATATGGGAGTTAAAGTTGTGATATTTTTGGGATGAAACCAGACCTCTAATGAAAAATCATTGTCTTCTGTTTTTTCAATTCCAAATCCGCCGACCCCAACTTGACCAGAAAAATCTTTTGTTATTGGAAAAGATATTGTATTTGTGCTTGTTATCTTATTACAATGTGCTCCATTTGGCACAAGCGGTACATCTACTAAGTTTATAGATCCAGAATACGTAGCGCTATTACCGCATCCAGAAGAGTCATAGGCTATAGATCCAGACGACTCGTCTAGTTTCCAGAATCCAACTGGAGAATCTTTTAAAACCGCACTATAGTATGACATTTTTATATTATATCACTATTCTGTACCATCTGAATAATAAGGAGAAGTTCTGTTGTGATACCAATTTGGTAATGCATATCTAACGCCAGAAGTAACAGCATTAACTTCATGCACATAAACAAAGTTTGAGGGAAAGAAAATAAGGCTGCCAGCTTTGGGCTTTTGCGAAAACCCTATGTGTGGGAAAGTAATTTCGCCACCTTCATAATCATCGTTTAAATAAAGCAAGGCTGATAAGACCCTGCTACTTATTCCATGATCGGAATGAGCTGGGAGGTGTCCAGACTCTTTATACTTTAAAACGTGCATTGTTTTTTCTCTAGATTTTATATTTTTTTGAGAATAAGGGTAAAGGCTAAAATAATGATTTAATCCTTTTTCTAAAGACCCGAAAAGTACTGTTGATATCTCTAGTTGCTCTTTATAAAACAAATCTAACTGATTTATATCTTCTGGCTTTGGAATAAATTTTTGCCAACAAAATACAGTCTTTTCATTTTTTCCATGATCATAATCCCATGCAACCCAAGGTTTTACCGAATCTGAAAAGTATCCTTTTGATTGTTCTCTATTGCCTTCTAAGCCTTCTATCTTTTTTATAATATCTTCAGGATTATTTATTATATTTTTATAATATACAAATCCTGGTGCAACATGTTCATATTCTAATTCCATCAGCATCTCCTAAAATCTGGGTCTACAAACTCCTGTTTTGTTGATTGCATGTATAAAGCAGTATATCTTTTACCAGACAGTATCTCCTTTACGCCGTGAACATAATCATAATCATTGCCTGGAAAAAATATAGCAGAATACTTTTCTGGCTTAAACTCAAAATTTTGTTTTGGGAAATAAATCTCCCCACCATCATATTCATCATTTAAATATATAACAGAGCTATATTCTATAAATGGTTCAAGCTCTATTGCATCAATATGAGGATTACCACTTGTCCCTGGGACCCATCCCGAGCCGAAAGATTTTGTCACTATAATTTTTTTGTCTGTGTTAAAAAAATCTTGTTGTACTATATTTGCTGCCACTGCGTATTTTTGCAATATTGAAATAACTTTATTATTATATGGAAAAGCTGTACCGCCATTTCTATTTTTATAATATTCTGGATACGGATTAATTTCGGACGGATTGTCTATTTCAGATATTAATATTTTTGCATCTTCCTCATGAATAAAATTTTTAATTATTTTAATTTGCATTAGTTTATTTCCCTTATTGCATTTAAATACCTATCTCCACCCATTTTATCAATTTCTGATTTATCTTGATCATAATCAACATCATTGTTTTCAAAAGGAATTTTTTTAATTGATATTTCAGAATTAATATATTTTTTTAAAAACCTATTGATTATTAACGAATATTTTTCTACAAAAACATTATAATTATGAGTTAGTGAAAACGGCACATATTCAACTTCATCTAATTTTTCAGTTTTATCTGAGTATAGATATTCTGGTACAGCATAGATATAATAACCCTTATCATAAGCTAGACATGTATGGGCTTCCTGCTCTCCATAATACTTTAAGTACGTAGGGTACCCTATATTAATAAAATTATTTTTTTTACTAAATATAAAATTCCTATCTATGTTATACGTTTTTTGAAACACATCATTAGTTTCAATTTTTGCCGTATCTAGGAAATAGTTATTTTTTATAAATATCTTAGATAGAGTGTTACCCGAAAAAACTATATTGTCTTTCACATAGTTTTTTAAAACTATAGAATCCCAATTCTCGCATAGAGACACCTTATCCCCTAGATGTAGGATATAGTTACAATTAGTCTTTTGAGCAAATTTTTCTTTGTACCACACTGGACTTTTGATTGTATCCCAAGAAATAAATAAATACTTAACATTACCATCAAACGTGGAGGCAAAAATATCCTTACGATTAATATTATTTTGATCTATAACATATATAGTTATATCGTTTAAAGAAGAAGAATTATGAATTATGCCAGATATGTAGGAAGGCAAATCTTTATTCTGAAAACTATATACTATTACCGCTATAGACTCTCTCATCCTAGTGGTACCCAAATTTGTTCTTCGTAACCACCACTATTAATTAGATTGAGAGGGGTTATATCATAAGCTATTGTTATTCTGTCAGATCCAAAATCAAAACTACCAATTGCATGCGGATGGCCTGTTTCTGAAAGTATTACTCTATTATTTTTATTAACATTTTCAAAAGGTGATTCCCTATTAATATTATAAAAAGTAGAAGATGGCTCTGCATTTACACAATAATATCCATGGAAATACGGTGCACCCTTTCCTCCAGAATGGTCGTGATATGTTGCGGTATCTATATTAAAGTCTTTCTTAGAATCAACATTAAACCATCCATGAATCATAAACTTTTGCTTATCGTAACCTATTTCATAATATTCACATGCTTCTTTTGTCAAATCTCTTAAAGCTAGATATAAGTTATAGATAGACTCGTTAGAAAACTGAAATATGTTATAGAAAGAATCTAGCCTTTGTGGGTTATAGCTTTTTTTATAATCCTCTCCAGCTGCAATTATCTGCTCTGCCCCTACTCCAGTAACCAAGCCAGAAGCTAAATCATGTTTTTTTGAAAGCAAAAATTTATTTAACTCTACTAAATCATTATCTAAAAGTTTTTCGAAAAACTTGTGTGGTTTAGATTCTAACATAGAGGTATCCAATGCTGTTCATTTCCTGAAACAATCTGCATTAAAGTTTTCAATGGAATTACATCATAAGCCACAGTGATTCTAGGTCCGTCCCAATCCCAATCTGCCATTGCATGCGGATGACCCATTTCTGATAAAATTGCTCTATTATTTTTATTATTATTTATGACCTCTTTGCCAAATACATTATAATATGTTTGTGATGGTTCTGCGCTTACAGAGTAATAGCCATGAAAATTTGGAGCGCCAGATGGTCCATGATCATGCCAGTCTAACTTTCCTTTTTTTGCATAGTTTATATTAAACCAGCCCTGCATCATAAATTTTTGATTTTTAAAATCTAGCCCGTAGTACTCGCATGCTTCTTTGACCATATCTCTTACGTTTAAGTATAGCTCATATATTTCTGGAGTATAAAACTGAAATACGTTATACTCTCTCCACTTTACTGTAGATACGCTTTTTGATGTTTCCCAAGGCTCTCCTTCTTTCACTGGAGTTACACCAGCCAACTTAAGACTTTCTATTTTTTGATATCTATCTTCTAAGTCTTTAGTCAATACATCAAGGTCATTATCTAAATACCTCTCAAAAAACTTATGGGGCTTCATTGCTATCTCCTTTATATTTTTTCTTTTCCCATATATTATCTTTATAATATCCGTATATAGCAGTTCTTCTTCTTTCTTCTTCCACGTTATGTGTATGTCTAGCCTGGTCTGTATCTTCTATTTGCATATCCCAAGTTTCTCTTTTTATTGGAATCATTTGAAATAAAGGGGTTCCCCTTTTAATAGTTCCAACAAAATTTCTTTTTAAGAAAAAAGATATAAAAACAGGTGTAAACCATTGATCAGCATCAATTATCCCAGACAAGGTAGTAAACGGCAAATCGTGCCTATTCATAGGATGGGTTACTAAAACAGAATACCCAGAAGGTAGCTGGGTATACCAATTTGTCTTCCACCCAAAATGTAATGGATGATGTTGGTATGGAACCGCAACATCTAACATATGTCTTTTATCTAATATCATATGATTTCCATCCCAAGATAAAGTTGGAAATCCTTCTTCATCCATAGATACATTTATATCAAAATCAAGTATATACATATAACCAGCTGAAAGAGCGTCAAAGAAGGGCATACATAGCTTTGTAGAAGCAGCGCTTCCGTCTGTGCCACGATCATTTACTGGATTTAAGTTAATAGTATTATTGGACCCTTCAAATCTAGAGAGCTTTTTATACCAATTTGGAATTACATCTAGTGCAGGCTTAGGCTCTTGATACTCATTATTAAAATTACTTCCTGTAGGAGTAAATTTTATTATGTTCACCCATAATCCTATCTTTTAAGTTTGAAGCTTCTACTATTATATTAAATATATTAGTTCCTCTGTTTATTATACAATATCCATTATTATTAAGAAAGTCTTTAAAGTAAAAATTTATAAAAACAGCATCTTTTACTTTTTTGTCAACAGATGTAGTAAAAAAACCACTTTGATCTGGTACATAGATAGCTTCACCGTAATACCCAGGAGCTGTTCTGTATGATACATTTGAGTCTATTATCCATGGCACAAAAAATTTAAATGGTCTAAACCCTATAAGTCCTTCTGGAATATCATTTTTTATTTTTGACACTGGATAAAATTGTCTGAGCCATGATTTTTCAGTAGCATAAAATATATAACCTTTATTATATAAATATATGTCAGAATAATTATAATACTTTAACAATAATTGATTATCTGAAAGCTCTTCTATGTCTGGTATTATACCGAAGTGATGAGCATACATGTTTATAGGAACGAATATGTTATCTTTATATATTGGCTGCCCAACAACAAATTCCCAATCTTTCCATTCTGGCTTAACTTTTGACATGCTACATATATCTCCGAATGATTTTTCAGACATGCCAAGCCAAGCCATTGGCTCTGATCCGTGCATTTCATATTTTAATTTCATTTAAATATTTTTTTAGTCCAAAACTTTATTCTATAACCATTTTCAAAAACAGAACGTACTGCGGTTGTTATATTAGATATATATGAATCTGAATTTTTATCATCCACAATTATACTCTTCCACTCGTCTCTTCTAAAGGGTATTACCTGTAATATTGGTGTTCCTTGCTTAATGATTCCCTTAAATCCCTTTTTTACATTAAAAGATAAGTATCCGTCAGAAGGATATTTATCAGTATCAATAACTCCAGGTATCGCCGCTATAGGAGAGATATCTGTGTGCATTGGATTTAAAAACATAGAGCTAAACCCTTTTTCTGTTTCAACAATCCACATAGGATGTATTCTTAAGATATCATTATGGTAATGTTCCTGCATTGGATATTCTGATAGTTGTTCTCTAGCATGTGTACTTAATACATGACTATTTAATTCTGGAGCAGCTAAAGAGAATGTAAGTCTTTCTTGAGTTGCATCAATATATAAATCCATTGGGCATTTTAAATAATATCCCATGGTCATTGAGTCAAAAACTGCTTGACATTTTTTTACAGTAAGTTTGAGCTGGCCATTTTCTATCTGCCTATTATTGTCTATGTAGCCTAATTGCTTTCTCCACCATGCAGGTAAGTTTTCTGAATTTTGAATTGGTGTCGGATCTGGGAATACTTTTCTGTATATTCTTATCTTGGGAATAAACTTTATTGTTGGCATGTTATATTACTGGAACCCACAGACTGTGCATTTGTGACTGCAGACCATCTACAGACGATATGCTCAAGTATATCATATCGATATCCTTTATAGAAGAAGAAAAAGATATAATGTCATTACTATTAAATATTTTAATTTCTTCTGGCTTTAACATTTTTGTTAAGCCATTCTGATGATAAAATTGATTATTGTCAGAGATATTTACTATTCCATAAAATGAAGTACTGCTTGTGGGAGACATGCTAAAGTGTGAGTTAAAGTCTTTAATTGCTAAAAGCCTAGCGTAACAAAAAACTCTTAGCTTTTCAAAAGAAAAATTTTTTTCCTTTATGTATGATTTAATTTCCTGAGAACATGAATAATATAAATCATATATAGGCTGATCTGGAATTGTAAAAATATTGTACGATTTTGTATATAAAATATCTTTATGTGTAGATAAGTTTAAATTAATTCCATTTTGAGTATCTACTACATCTATTTGCAAATCATCATTAAAATTGCTTATAGCTGTTTGAATTTTATTCATATCTTATATCGTACCAATAAGATGGAGACATGGGATCTCTATACTCCATTAAATCTATTTGATGGATAAGGACTGGATCTTTCCAGTATGGTGTCTCTGTAACCCTATCCTTTATATCCATTTTAAGTGCCATATTAATTCCGCTCTTCATTACTTCATGCCCAACTGCATTATGAGTTTTAGCTGTGTCTAAATATAATTTATACTTAGCAAATAATATTGTTTTCAAAAGATTTCCAAGATATTTCATTATCCCATTTTTTCTGTATTTTGTAGATGTATATATTCTATTAAACGAACCATTTTTATCAAATGTTATATATGCATCTGGATAATCATTATATATTTTTTTAGAAATAATTATAGTCCCTTTAGGAAATTTATCATTTATATAAAGAGAACATACTCCGCCTAAAGTATTTTTTGCATCAAAAATAGTGATAAGTACCCATGAGTTTTGAAGACTTTCTGGGTACTTATTAAATGTTACAAAAACTTTATCTTGTGAATAAACAGAAGATGTATCTTGGCTCATTAGCCATTTATTTGCTGGTCTAGGGTATTAAGTCTTGCTATTAAGCCAGCCTTAATGTCATCGTCTCCTGGAACTAAATTAGTATTAGAGCCTGAAAGAAGCATTACTTTAATCCAGGCTATTTCTAAATCTGACGCTAGTAGCGAAGACTCTGCTGTTTCCACAGCAGTAGTTGCAACTAGAATTGCCTCTTCTTCATTCACAACAGATTGATATAGCTCAAGAAGTGCCTGAGATAAATCTTCTCCAGCGTGAGAAACTGTATATTGCTTAATATGCTCAAGTGGTTGAGAGTCGTGCACCAAGATATCATTATCGACAAAGAAAACATCGTATGGCTCTACGTCAATACATACCACAAGCTCTCTTTGTGCTATAACTTGTATTGAATCTATTGCAACATAATCTTGAGCAGTTTGTGACCAAAGTAGGTCTGTTTCAGCTATATCTTTAACGTTTGTAAACGAAATTTTATCATTTCCGTCTTCAGTATTATTTTGACCGTTTAAAACACCTGGTCTCTTTGTTAATACATAGTGGGTGTCTGAATATTTGACATTATTAATTAAATAAACTTCATCAACAAAGTATGCTGTTAATCCCATAACAGTAGTCTCTGTATTTGATTCCACGGTTATATCGCTTGATGACCATCCGTACTGGAATTGATTTAATGTAGCTTGATTTGTATTGTCAGTAATATTTGCTGAAACAAGAGTATCTCCTACTGCTAGAGAGATAGCTGGAGTATACCCGCTTGTTGTCTTAATCAATGTATTTGCAGAAACTGACTTATATCCTTTTTGGAAAAACCCAAATGGAGTAAATCCAAATGGGGTAAATCCGAATGGAGTAAATCCGAATGGCGTGAAGCCAAATGGAGTAAAGCCAAATGGTGTGAATCCAAATGGTGTGAAGCCGAACGGCGTGAAGCCGAATGGCGTGAATCCAAACGGTGTGAAGCCGAATGGGGCAAAAGAAAATGAAGTTACGCTACTGGAATAACCTGAAAAACTAGAATAACCGTTAGCGTTTTGAGCTCTAACTCGATATTGTTGTGCAGTTCCTTGCTCCTGTCCAACGGTTACTGATGTTGATGCAGTATTTCCTGATTTAGAGTCTGTTGATTCCCAGTTATAATTTGTAATTGCTAGACCACCATTACTTGGTGCCGACCAGGATACTAAATCATTTGCTGCTCCACTTTGAGCTGAAGCAGACGGAGCTGAAGGAGTTGCTGGCACAGTGGTAACTAGAACGTTAGCAGTGTTTGAATTTGGAGAAACATTAAAATTATCTTCTGCACGTACATAATAGGAATAATTTGTGTTAGAAGATAATCCTCCGTAGGAAAATGTATTTGTAGGATGATTTACTGTTGTAAGAGAAACACCATCTCTAAATATTCTATAAATTGTAGGAGTATTTCCAGTTGTTGGATTAGTCCAAGCTAAATCTACTCTGCCATCGTTAAAGGCTCTTCCCGAACCTACATTGGTGGCAGTTAAATTAGTTGGTGCGTTAGGTCCAATAAAGTTATCTTGAGCTGAGGATCTGACTCCTGGTCTTTTTGCATCTGTCATTTTATGCTCCTATTCTTTATGCTGACAAATCTCCAGCAAGCAACCAGGTATCGGTTGCTACTTTGGTAAGTGTTGCTGATGAAGATGTTGTTCTTAATTTTAATCCTGGAGTATTCAAAATTGTAACTCCAGATGCTGCAACAAAGTTTGCTCCTGTGCCAGATGACTGATAGAAGCTTATTGAAGTACCTACTGGATATGCTGTAGTTGCATTTGTTGGAACTGTAACAGCAAATGTTCCAGAAATTGGAATCAACTGATCTCTTAGTGATAATCCACCTGTTGAAAGGTTAAATGCTGAGCTAATTGTTGATCCAATTGTAGTTAATGATGGTACACCAGCTTTTGTCTGTGTCCCATCTGTAAATGCTACTCCAGATGCTGCAACAGTTACTGTACCAGTAAATGTTGGGGAAGCAAGTGGTGCTTTAGCTGCTAAATCAGTTGTAAGGTTAGCAATTTTAGACTGATCAATTGCTGCTGATGCATTAATATCAGCGTTAACAATTGTACCGTCTGCAATCTTGGCAGAAGTAATTGCTGAATCAGCAATCATTGCTGTAGAAACAGTTCCATCTGGAAGAGTTACTGTACCAGTAAATGTTGGGGAAGCAAGTGGTGCTTTAGCAGCAAGGTTATTTGTAAGCGTAGTAGAGAAGTTTGCATCATTGCCAAGTGCTGTAGCCAACTCGTTAAGAGTGTCTAGTGCTCCAGGGGCTGAGGCAATAACATTGTCTACTGCAGTTTTTACGAAAGCAGTTGTAGCAATTTGGGTTGTATTGGTTGCTGCTGCTGCTGTAGGTGCTGTTGGAGTTCCAGTAAGTGCTGGAGAAGCAAGTGGTGCGTAAGTTGAAGCGGCAGATGCCGAAGCCAACTTAGTATCCAATTGTGCTTGAATTCCTGAAGTTACTCCATCAACATAACCAATCTCTGTAGCAGAAACCGATCCAATTGATGTTGTGCTTGGAAGAACAACGGTTCCAGTAAATGTTGGATCTGCAAGAGGTGCCTTAAGCGCAAGATCAGAAGTTAGTCCATCTATTTTGCTTTGTGAAATTGCTGCTGATGCATTAATATCAGCGTTAACAATTGTACCGTCTGCAATCTTGGCAGAAGTAATTGCACTATCTACAATCTTTGCAGTGCTTACTGTATTATCTGTTGGTGTTCTTGTATCAGATAGGCGAGCATCATCTGTATAAACAAGATTTGCTGTATTTGTAATTCCATGAATATTTGTGGTTGCAGAAGTATGTGCAGATAGATCTGTTGTTGTGACTAAAGCGGAAGTATCTGCAATACCATGAATATTTGTAGTAAGTGCATTGTGAATACCTATAGCAGTGCTTACAGATGAATTAGTAGCAAGTACGCTTGTGTCCTCAATACCATGAACTCCTGCTGTATCAGAATTGTGCTCAGATAATAACGAAGTTGTTACTAAAGCAGAAGTGTCTGCAATACCATGAACTCCTGTTGTATCAGAACTGTGCTCAGATAATAACGAAGTTGTTACTAAAGCAGAAGTGTCTGCAATACCATGAACTCCTGTTGTATCAGAACTGTGCTCAGATAATAACGAAGTTGTTACTAAAGCAGAAGTGTCTGCAATACCATGAACATTTGTAGTGTCTAATCTATGACTTTCAATAGATGTGTCTACATATGATTGTCCAGTATTCATTGATGTATCAACATAACTTTTTGTTGCAGCATGAAGATTGTTTACTGGATCTGCATTTAATGTTAATGCGCCAGTCATTGTATCTCCAGCCTTTGAAACCTTTGTTCCTATTGACGTAGAAACTGTTGTAGCAAAATTTTCATCGTTAGATAAAGCTGTTGCGAGTTCGCTAAGTGTGTTTAATGCTTCTGGTGCAGAATCAACCAAATTGGCAACTGCTGATGAAACGAAAGCTGTGGTAGCAATTTGAGTTGTATTAGTACCTGCGTCTGCAGTAGGCGCTGCTGGCGTACCAGTAAATGTTGGTGATACTAGTGGTGCCTTAAGAGCATTTGCTGCTGCTTGGGCAGTTGAAACTGGCTTATTAGCGTCAGAGGTGTTGTCTACGTTATCAAGGCCAACGTCTGCCTTTACGATTCCAGTTGGGGTATTAATTACTGGAGATGTTAAAGTTTTATTTGTTAATGTCTGTGCGCCAGTTAATGTTGCAACTGTTGAATCAATATCAATTGTAATTAAGTTGTTTACATCATCATATGTTTTATCAAGACCTGTCCCTGCAACTAGTGCATCATTAATTGAGTCTTGTGAAACTTCTGCTAATTCTGCTTTAGTAGCAATAACGGATGTATCAACGGCAACTGTAATAGTATTTGCTCCGTCATTGTATACTTTTGTAATACCTGTTCCAGCAACAAAAGCATCATTTATTGCGTCTTGGGCAATTTCACCAATTGCTGGAGTATCTGCTGCTACATAATCTAATGAACTCCATGAGGTAGCACCGTCTCCTATTTTTACCTTACGAGTGTCTGTTTCAACACCCATTTCTCCCGCTGCTAAAATCGGATTTGCAGAGGTCCACTGCGATGCAGTTCCTCTTCTTAATTGTAATCTTACTGTTGCCATTTTATTTATACCCCTATGTTAGAATTATACCACTTGCTTATTTTACTAGGAAACCACTCCTGAATCAAATGTAAGAGCAAATGATGAACTGCTTGGGGATCCGCCATCGGCAAATTTAATAGCCTCAGTCACAACCCCATCTCCACCAACAGAATATATTGGTGCTCCATTATAATCAATAGCCAAATTTATATCGTTAAATGACATATCGTTGGAATCTGATATATCTATCCATTGACCATTAACTTGGATTCTTAATTTATTATTATCTGTATTAAATGCTAAGGGTACTGAGCCTAGCGTAACCTGTCCAGATTGGACTACTAGATTATTTTTAACTTTAAAGTCTCTATTTAGTGTTGCCACGAGTTCAATATCCCCCGAATTTTAGGTGGGGGATTTTGTGTCCCCCACCAATTTATTTAGTTGTTAGACAAGCAGAGTAGCGTGAGCCATTACCTCTGTATTGATGTTTGCTGGAGTCACACGAATTCTGACATTTCCGCCATCAATATCAGCGTCAATTGTCATGAGTGATCCATTTGTTGTTGTAATACCATACTCGTTAAGAGCAATATTATCTGAAGTGTCTAGTGTTGCTATTAACTCAGAAACATGGGTATGTGAACCATTTTTTGCCTTAACAAGAACTTTAGCTGTTCTATAGTTTGTCTTATTCCAGCTTAGAAGAGTTGTAGCTGCTACGGCATTAATATTTCCTGTTGTAGCCGCAACTTGACGAGATACTGAATTTACATCAAGTGCTGTAAAGTCTGTGTCGCCATCTAGTACATTGGCAAGAGCTGCTGCTGCAGTTGCCTCTGCAGCTGCTTGTGCTGCTGCATCTCCTGCATCTACATATTGTTTGGTAGCTGCATGTAGAGCATTTACTGGATCTGCATGAAGTGTTAATGCTCCAGTTAGTGTGCCACCAGTTAGATTTAATTTAGTGGCTAAATTGTTTGTTATTGTTGTAAAGAAGTTTGCATCATCGTTAATTGCTGCTGCAATTTCATTTAATGTATCAAGAATACCTGGGGCTCCGTCAACAAGATTAGTGATTGCATTGTCAACATATGTCTTATTAGCAATTATTGATGTATCTACTGAGAATACACCAGTTCCACCATTATAACTTAATCCTGAACCAGCGCTTACTGCACCACGTGCACGAGCATCTGTAAACCATAGATTAACTGGTGATCCATCTTCTTCAATGTCGTCAGTTCTTAATGCATTTATTGCGTTAGTAGTAAAAGTATTTGCATTTGCTTCTGCATCAGATGCTGCGCCATATGCATCATATGTATCAGCGGTTACATTTATAATACCGTCTGCAGAACTGTATGTAATTCCTGTTCCTGCTGATACGGCATTTCTAGCTCTTCCATTTGTAAAGTATAGGTTTGAAGAACCCTCTTCTACATCATCTGTGTCAAGCGCATTTGCGTGTGCTATTGCTGCTGCTTGTGCGGCATTTGCTTTACCTGTTGCATCGGCTGCTGCGGTTGCAATTGCATCTGCTTCTGCTTGGTCAGCATAAGCCTTAGTTGCAATTGTATTATCTACTGCAATTACACCAGTAGTATTATTATAATCAATGCCTGTTCCGCCAGAAACTGCTAGGCGAGCACGAGTATTTGTGAAATATAGATTTGTTGCGCCTTCTGCTAAATTATCTGTTGTAGAATCTGCTACACCATTTTCAGCAGTAATTGTAAGATTATTTGATCCATCTTTAGTAATTACTATATTTGTTTTTTCTGCATTAACAAGAAGATTAGCAGCCTCTTCTTTTGCACGAGCTGCTGTATAGTAAAGATTTGTTCCCTCTGTTAGCGCTGTGGTGCTGTGATTAGAAATATCTGAAACTGTACCAGTTACGTTACCAGTAACATTACCTG